AGTTTTGAACTGATTTATGTAAACAATGATTGGAGGATTAAATAATGAGCAATATAACGGATTTTATAGGCGAAAAAAGTTTTATTACAATAGAGGTTAAAGAATCAAGCGTTAGAATGCAAGGGAGTACTTCAATAACAGAAGACTTCCCCATACTAACTATATCACAAAACTTTGTTGTACCAAAGACAGGAAAATATTTTGTACTTGTATCAGGAGGAGGTGGAAGTGGTGGATGTGCATATGGATATAGTTCTGCCATTCACTCAACTGGTGGTGGAAGTGGTGGTGTTGCGTATGGAATCCTTAATCTAACAGCTGCTGAAAGTATTAGTGTAACTATTGGAGCTGGGGGCGCTCCAGCTCCAAGTTCTTCAGATGGTAATGATGGAGGTCAAACATCATTTGGAAGTTATTTGACATCTCCTCTTCTATCAAATAAAGGTAAAGTACAAGTAGACACAGAAACTAATGCGGAATTTCCAAGTGATGGGTATAGAGTAGCAGACCTTTATTCTAGCAGTACATTATCGTATGATGAAACAGTGTTACCAGACGTAGGAATAACACTAAAGAGTGTATCTTCTCCTGCAGATGGTGTAACCTACATTAATTCTACATACTCTGTTAATACAGGAGGTGGAGCGAGTATAATAACTAGTGGTGGAGCAGGAAGTAACAACGGTTTAGCAGGTAGGAACGGTTCAGGCGGAGGCGGGGCAGGCTATGGATCAACAACTTCATATACTTCAGGTGCTGGTGGTGATGGTTTTGTTTTAATGTGTTATCTAGGAGTATAAAATGAAGTTTATAAATAAAAATACAAAAAATGTAATAGTGGCTGACCAAGCGTTTATTGATAGTTTGAGCAACAGTCAAGACTGGGTATTAAAACCAGATGAGACTTTAATAATACAAACAGTAGGTGAATTAATAGTAGCTAAGCTAAATTTGTTAAAAGATTACATTAACAATCAGAAGACTGAAATGGAAAATAGCTACTCTGACATATCAGTCGGCTCATTTGCAGACAAGCGTAAAGAGGCGTTAGCTTGGAAAATAGATAATACAGCAATAACTCCTTATGTTGATATGTTATGTACTTTACCGGACGGGACAGTAGATGCAACTGCAAGAGTTGATTTGTTAAATGCCATATTGGCTAAAGTTGTACAAGTAGCTCAACTAGAGCAGTATGAAGATACAACAAGAACAGCTATTAAAGCTTGTACTACACAAGCAGAACTAGATGCTATTGTAATACAACAATAGCTAATCGTGCCTATGTGTATTCTTATTGAGTTCGCACGAAATTATAAATTACATAGGCACAACTAAGGAAATAAAATGTTTAATGGAACTGTAGAGCTAAGACGGCTTAATAAAAGAGAGTGGGAACTACTCACAGATATTACTTACACAAATAGTGATATTTCTGTTACAGCAAAAGCTGGACTTATAACAGATGGTGCATCAGTACCAAAATACCTATGGGGTATAGTTGGTTCTCCTTTTACAGGTAGATATACAAGACCTGCTTTAATACACGATGCTTTATACGCAAGTGAAAGACTGCTTAGAAAGGATTGTGATAACTTATTCCTAGAGATGATGGAAGCAGAGAATGTGGCTTGGTTAAAGAGGTACTCAATGTATTTGGCTGTTAGAGCTGGCGGGTACTTTGTATGGAAAAAACATACACAAGTTACTATTAATGATGGTAAGAAATATTGCCAAGTAAGGAGATTAAAATGAGATATTTAATATTTGTATTAGTTGCACTATCTTTTACGGGGTGCATAACAGACAAACCGTATAGTGTTGGAAAAACAGTTTACACAACAGGTAAAACTGTTGTAAAAGATAATCCAACACTACTAGATGAAAAGACAATGGAAGAGTTACGAAAAATAGACAGCTATGCTGTTCCGTACGATAAGGCTAGGGCAACGATAAAAAAGTCATTAAAAACAAATGTGGATATGAATTCTACACAAGAGAACAAAACAAATTAATCTGGCTGTATTGCTATTGGTAAAGGGTATAAATTATGATAGAAGAATGGACCATTAATCTTGGTATAGCCATTACAGGTGCGGTTGCGACTTATGCAGTATTAAGAAATAGAGTTGATAGATTAGAGAAAGACTTTGCTCAATACAGTAATAACAGTACCCTTAATAATAGTGATTTGGATAGAAAGTTGTCTGCTCAGTTTAATAGAGTAGATACAACCATAGAGAGAGTTGTTGTGCTTGAGCAGAATACTGCTACTCATCTAAACATGGAAAGAGCTGAAGAGAAGTTTGTATCTAAAAAAGAACTTGAACTACATTTTAAGAACATTGAGATTATAGCAAAGAACACAAGCTCTAAAATGGATGATACAAACCGCAGAGTAGAAAAGATGGAGGGAAAGCTTGGAGAGTTAGTAGAATTATTATCGACCTGTTCTCTAAAGGCTAAGTAATGTATTTGTGTAATATTAAATTTGTAGAAAGGTATAGATATGGGGTTAATTGAAAATATAAAAAGAAGTGAGGGTTTTGTAGGTATGCCTTATGAGGATAGTTTAGGTATCCCTACAATAGGGTATGGTACAAAGTTACCTTTAGATAAAGAGGAGGCAGAGCTTTTATTATATCATAGATTAGATAAAAAGAAAAAAGAACTACTTACTTATTACCCATTTATTGAAAACCTTGATGATGTTAGGCAAGAAGTATTATATGAGATGGCATACCAACTTGGTGTAGGCGGTTTATTAAAGTTTAAAAAGATGTGGAGTGCATTAAAAAGTACAGACTGGGTAAAGGCGTCAGAGGAGATGCTTGATAGTAAATGGGCTAAACAAACACCAAATAGAGCCAGAAAACTAGCTAGTATAATGAATACATATTAAAGGATTGAAATGGCACAGTTAATAGATTTTAGTGGTGGCATAAATAATAGTATATCTAAATATAGTGCCCCAATAAATACAGCTAGGTACTTACTAAATGCTGATGTTAAATCTTATGATTTAAGATCATTAAGTGCAGATACTATTGTAGATACTTCTACAGGATACTTTACCATATTTAATGATACTATTTTACATTTTACATCAGAATATAATTTTGTACAAGTTAATAGTACATTATATAGAACAAATGGCGTATCTACAATAGAGTATACAAATGATGGTATAGCATGGTATCAGCTAGGTATCGATAAACCTACGGATATGGCTACTAGTGTTATTACTGGGCAGCTATCAGGTACAGTATCATATACATATACCTATTATAATAGTACTACAGGGGCTGAGTCTAAACCAGTTATATTTAGCTCAGAGTTAGTACTAACTTCAAATAGTGTAGATATCAGTGTTAGTGCATCTATTGACCCACAGGTAGATACAATTAGGATATATAGGCTAGGTATAAACTATACAGTAATGACACTAGTTGTAGAGCTACCAAATACTACCACTATATTTAATGATAATTTATTAGATGCTGATTTACCTGGTGGTGTACTAGATAGTACAGATAGGGAGGTATCACCAATAGGTGCATCTAATATTATTGAGTTTGGCGGGATGCTATTTTGCTCTGTTAATAATAAATTATACTATAGTGATATAGCATTTTTAGATAGATGGAGCCCTTATAACTTTATAAATTTTAATTATAATATTACTGGCTTAGGCATTCTATCTAATGGCATATTAGTATTTTCTAAGTATAAAACTTATATAATAACTGGGACTGATAGTACTTCATTTAGTAAGGATATCTTAAGTAATGATATAGGTTGTGTAAACCACAAGTCTATTAATTATATAGAAAATAATGTTTTATGGGCTAGTTATAGTGGTATATGTACCACATCTGGTGGTAGTATTAGGACACTAACTAGACATATTATAGATGGTATAGATTTTTCCACCTGCTCATTAAGCGTTGTAAATAATAATATATACTATCTTAAAGTAGGTACATCACTATTAGTTTATGATAATGCTTTTTACTATGTAGATGTAGACTGCACTGACATATTAGTTAATAAAAGCCAAATATATTATAGTAATGGTACCAATATATATACATTATATTCATCTAGTGCCTATAGGGAATTTATATATAAGTCTCCTATAATATCTGATGGCAGTGCTTGCGAGATAAAAAATTATAATAAATTCTATATAACATGTGAAGGCACATTTACTATTGATATTTATATATCAGAGGTACTTGTAGCAACTATTAATGTTTCAACTACTACTAGGGAGTTTAAAGTCCCACAGTTACATAGGGTTGGTTATAATATTCAATTTATTATAAAAGGTACTGGTACAATAAGTGAGATACAATATATAGTTGAAAGGAGACAAAATGGCCGTTAAGCTACCTAATGATTTAACAGATGAAATACAATTAAGGTTATTACTTAAACAAATACTAAGTAAGTTAAATATAAAAAAGTTAACTCAGGATATAAGTGACCCTCCTACTAAGGTAGAAATAGAGAATATACAAAAAACTCTAAATTTAATCTTAGATTAATCTTATTATTGTATAATATAATATGAAAATAGATTATATAAATGATATAGATTATATAGATTTACTTAAGTTATATATAAAATATCATAATAGTATTGGTAGTATTAATACGGACTTTGAGTATAGTGTAAAGTTAAATAAAATACTAGAGTACTCTGGTGTGTATACTGGCATCTATATAGATAATAAAATAGTAGGCTTTATGCTTATTACAGTATCTGGTACACTAGGTATAATAGAGGCTGTGTATATATTACCAAGATATAGAGTACATGCTAAAAAATTATATATCTTTACAGAGTATATATGTAAAGATATTGGTATTATCTTGTTATCTAGTAATTATGCTACTAATGAAGGTAAACAAATAGGTATTAAATTAGGTTTTAGTACTACTGGTTATAAGGAGATATAATGGGTAACCCTTTTAAGGAAGTAGAAAAAGGTGTCAAATCTGTAGGTAAAAGTATAGAAAAAGGTGTTAGTAGCGCAGGTAAAGGTATAGAGCATGCTACAAAGCAAGCAGTTAAAAGTAGTGAAAAAGTAGTACGTAATACATATAATACAGTAATTGATACACCTAATACCGTAGTTAAAACAGTTAAAAATCCTACGTCTCAAATAAAAGCTGCTGGTAAAAGTATAGATAAATTTACTAGTGATCGAGTAATAAAGCCCGTAGAATCTGTAGTAGCTACCCCTGTAAAAGTTATAGAGAAAACAGGGCAAGAATTACATAGTGGTACGAAGTCAGTAGAAACACAAGTAAAAAGAGCTGGTAGAGCTGTAGATAGGGAAACTACTAATGGTGCGAAGTCAGTAGAAACACAAGTAAAAAGAGCTGGTAGAGCTGTAGATAGTGAAATTACTAAGGGTGCAAAGTCAGTAGAAACACAAGTAAAAAAAGCTACTGACTCTGTTAATAATGCAGCACATAAATATTTACTTGGTGGTAATCAAGATGAAATGGCTACACAGAGTATAGCTTCTATTAATGGTATATATTCTTCTGCTATGGGTGATATATTTGGAGAAGCTGGTGGCGGAGCTGGCGGAGCTGGTGGTGGAGCTGGTAGCGGAGCTGGTGGTAGCTATGGTGGAGCTGGTGGCGGAGCTGGTGGCAGAGCTAGTAGTGGTGGCTATAGTGGTGGAGCTAGTAGTGGTGGATCTGGTGAAATAGGGTATGCTAAAGAGCAGGTTAGTAAATGGGATGACTTATATGGCAGTACTGAGCAAAAATTAAAAATATACTATGATAACTATGATGGTATGGATGTAGTGGCAAAGAAACTAAACTCTATTGACTCTCAGTACCAGCAGGCTTCTGATAATTTATTACGTACACTAGGGCAGAGAGGTCTTAGTGATAGTGGCATAGCTGCACAAAGTCTTACAGATATAGCTATACAACAAGCATATCAAAGAGGTGATACAATTAACTCAGCTGATGATATCGCTGCAGAAAAAAGGCAGAACTTTTTATCTATTGGTTTACCGCAAAAAACATCAGCTTTAAATAATGTTGCTTCAATGTCTAGTGCTAAACTCGGTGCAGATGCTAGTATTGCATCTGCTTCTATGGCTGCAAGTTCAAGAGTAGCATCTGCTAGGATATCAGCAGACGCTAGTATGTCTAATTCTGCTAGAGCTGCTGATGCATCTAGGTATGCTACTACTGTGAATGCTAAAACTAGTATGGCTAATGAGCAAGCTAGGCTAACATCAGGAGTATATGATAGACAAGCCAGTACTTATGATAAAGTAAGTGGCTCAGTTGGAGATTTGACGGGTGGTCTTGCTAGTGGTATTAGCTCATTAGTTAGTTACTAGCTTATTAGCTGGTTACTCAATAAAAAAATAAAGGATATATAATGAGTGGATGGGGTACTTTAGGTTATGCTTTAGGTGGTGGTGCTATAGCAGATAACTTACGCCAAGATGATAAAGTAGAGGCTGATAATAGGTTAAAAAAAGAGCAACTAGAGTTAGATAAAAAAACAAGAGAGCAAAATAACCTAGTAGCTAATAAGCGGTTAGAATTACAAAAAATGCAATATGATTTAGCCGCTAGTACTAGCGCTATAGCTAATAAGCATACTGAAAAACGTATAGAGGCTTTAGCATTACAGAATCAGGAACTTGCAGCTAAAGTTGAACAGACAACATTACATAATCATGTGGTTAATAGCTATATGGCAGGTAAAGACCTTGATGATGCAACTAAGGAACTTATTTCTAATAATGACTATGAGAGGTTTAATAGAACCATAAAAAATAACCCTATATTACAAGATAAATTTAAAGAGTTATATAATACTGAATATATACGTCCTATTGATTTTAATAGTGATATAGATAGAAGACAATTAAAAGCATTAGGTGTTGAGCCTAACTTATTAGATGAACAAGGTATTGATGGTATAAGATCAAATTTTTATATGACAAGTAACTCAGAATTAGTTAGCTTACCTGATTTTGTTAAAGATACAGGGTATGTTAAACGTATGACTACAAGAGAGCTTGATAATTATGTATCTACATTAGATAAGCTATCTAAGATAGGGCAGAAACCTACGCTTAATGAGATTAAAGCAGAAGATGCATTACAGTGGTTACAAGCAAACCCCGATAAAAACTTTATAGACTACGAGAATTTAAATAGACAAGAGGCTGCCCCATCTTCAGCATCATTAAAAGATGAATATGTAAACTTACAAGTAGCAGCAGCTAACGGCACATTAGATAAAGATAATAGTGTACGTTTAAAAGTATTGGATAAACTATTTAGTACTGATAATGATGAAAAGAGGCAGATATTAAGTAGTGGGCTAGAAATAGTAGATAAATATAAAGATAATTTATTTAATAGTGATATATTAAAAGATGATATTATAGCTGCTAAGCTATATACTGACCAGTCTGGAATGAAAGTAGATACTAAGACTTCTACTGAGCTTAAGGACCAATATAATGTACTACGTAACGGCAAAAGACTGTATGACGAAGTAAGCGCTCTTAAAGATGAAGAGTTATCACGAGGTTTATATGATGTAGGCTTACAGAAAGTAAAGCAATTATTTAGTGATGATACATTTAATAGTAATTCACCAGAAGAAAAGGCTAAGATACTTAAGAGTATTGATATGAATACTAAGCTTGGTATGTTTTTAGCTAAATATATTAAGAGTATATCTGGTGCAGCTGTATCAGATAGTGAATTTGCTAGACTAAGGGATTTGTTTAATGGGAGTATATTAAATAATACTCAGACGCTAAAAGCTGGAGTGCATACTTTTGTTGCAGAGCTAGATAATCAGTTTAAAGATGTGGCTAAAACTAATTTACTTAATGACCCAGCTACAACTTTAGATGTTGTTAGAATGTATGATAAAGATATAGGTAAAGGATTTGAAACTACAGAACAACCTATAATAGCTGTAAACCCTAGGACTGGGGAGAGGCTACAATTAGTAAATGGTAAATGGGAGCCTGTACAATGAAACCTACAATAGAAAATCTTAAAGATTCGTTTAAAATTAGCTATGATATATTTAAAGACTCAAGGGAAGAAGCACTTAGGACTTTAGACTATTATCATAATAGGCATTATACTAAAGAGCAATTAAATACATTAGCTACACGTGGACAGCCAGCAGAGACATTTAATGTTATTAAGTTATTCGGTAGGATGCTTTTAGGTTATTATTCTACTATAGTTAATAATATTAAAGTTATACCAGCAAAAGAAGATAATGTAATTACAGCTCAAGTATTACAAGATACTACTGACTATGTTTTTAGAACAAATAATTTTAATAGTGAAGGTGACAAGATTAAGCTAGATTGTATTTTAACTGGCTTAATGTGTAGCTTTACTGATATAGAGAAAACTGAGGAAGTAGACCAATTCGGTAGGCCTAAATATAAGATAAATATACACCATGTACCCTCAATGGAAATACTACTTGACCCTATGTCTAGGCTAGATGATTATAGTGATGCAAAGTATATACATAGATATAAGTGGATAAGTGAAGAAGATGTTGATAAGTTATATGGTAAATTTAAGCGTGAAGAAATTGATGCATACTATAATAGCCTTGATGTAAATGAGGCTGACTTTACATATATTTATGGTGCAGAGTTTCAAGGACAATATAAAAGATTTGATAATTATCTAATAGTACACTCTATTATACAAGATGGTGATAAATCATATAGTATACATTGGTGCCAGGATACTATACTTAGTAAAGAAGAGATTACATATAAAGAAGTTAAGAATCCTTATAGAGTTCAAAAGCTTAATAATAGTAATAAGGCTGAATACTATGGTATGTTTAGAGAAGTACTAGAGACACAAAATGCTATTAATCAGGCATTACTTAAAATACAGCTTATGGTTAATACACAGAAGGCATTTATTGAAGATGGTTCCATAGATAATTTAGCAGATTTTACAGACCAATTTAATAGGGTTAATGCTATTATACCTGTTAAAAATCTAGCTGGCATAAAAGTTGAAAATCTCACTAGGGAGGTAATAGACCAGTACACTGTTATAGATAAAGCACTTGATAGAATACAGAGAGTATTAAGTATAAATGATAGTTTCCTTGGTATGGCCTACGCTAGTGATAGCGGTACAAAAGTTAAGTTACAGCAAAATGCTAGCGCAGTGGCACAGAGATATAGTGTTGCTAAAATTGAGCACTTTTATAGATTGCTAGGCTGGGATATAGTTAATCTAATTAAGCAATACTTTACAGCTACTGATATACTAAGAGTTAGTGATAATTACCAAGGTAATAAATGGGTAGAGATAAATAAGCCTTTAGAGATACCTACTGGGCAGACTAACCCGCAGACAGGGCAGCCTATATTACGTAATGTATTTGAAGAAGTATTAGACCCTGCTACAGGTAAGCCGCTAAAGGATAATAATGGTAATATTATTTTAGCTCCTATACCTACACTAGATACTGATATAGCATTTGCTAAAGCAGATATAGAAATTGATACTGTTAGTTTTAATGATGATGACCAGCAAAATCGGGCATTACTTGAACAGTTTATTAATGGCCCTCTAGGTAACCTACTTAGTCAAGTTAATCCGGCTGGCTATTTTCAAGCTGGTAGCTTAAGTGTTAAGAATACTAAGTCTAAATATAGTATAGAACTTGCTAGTATACTTGACCAAACAGCACAAATGTTACAGCCTCAGCAAGAACAAGCCATGCAGCAAGGGCAACTTAATGGCCAAATGCCACAAGGGCAAGCAATAAATAATATGCCTGGCAGGGCACAAATAGGAGTAGAATAATGAATATACCATCATTACCAGAAGGGTTTGAGCTTGCTAATGAGTCTATTAATAGTGTACAAGATACTAATTTACCACCATTACCAGAAGGGTTTGAGCTCCAGCCAATGGAGCAACCTAGTATTGAACAACCTAGTATTGAACAACCTAGTATTGAACAACCTAGTATTGAACAACCTAGTATTGAACAACCCAGTATTGAACAACCTAGTATTGAGCAGCCATCTAATATCGACATGGTACAATCAGAAGATAACACTAGTACTATGACTCAAGAGCAAGTAAACACTAGTGAATCATCAGATTTATTGAGTGATATATATGATAGTGCTACACTATTTATAGCAGGAGCTAGGATACCTACTGCTGCTGCTGCAGTTACTATTAAGGATACGCTAGGTATGGATAGCACAAAGGAAGTTGAAGCATATACTAAGCTTAAAGAATATATAAAGGATAACGGCTCTGATGATATATTAAGCGCTGAGAATATCGGGCAGTCCGCTACATATGCACTAGCATATGCTAAGACAGGGTTATCAGTTGCCAAGAACTTTGGTGTTGGCGCTACACTAGGAGCAACTGAAGAATGGGCTAATAGTAAAGATGCTAGTAAAGCACTAGTTAAGGGTATAGAGCATGGGCTAATAGATGCTGGTATAACTAAGGCTTTATCTGTTGCAGGTACAGTATTTACGAAAGCTATTAATGGTGAGTTGGTGGATAGTGCCAAGGACCTAGTTAGCCCTATTAAAAGCACCACTAGGGCTAATATAACCAAGATAGTACAAGAACAACCAGAGTTAGGTAATGATATGCTTAAAGCAATTAGTTTTGCCTCAGAGCATGATATAACTATACCTAAGACTGCTTGGGAGGGTGCAGGAAAAGAGGCTAAAACTGGTAATGCTTTTATGGATACACTTATTACTAATATAAAGAAAAAGTATAAGGATGTTGAAACATCCCAGTTAGTAGAGATGTCTAATAATCTTAGTAAATCAGATTTAACAGTAAATAAAATGGCTAAGGTAGTACAAGATGAAATGACTAAGGTGTATACCTCCAGGAAGACTGAGGCTGACCAGGCATGGAAACGCTTCTCAGAAAACTATGACCCAGAATTAGCTATAACTAAGGACTGGGAAAATGGCCTATTTAAAAAAATAGACTCCACTATATCTAATGCTACTGTAAGAGATTTTGTTAAGCGTACATTACTTGGCTCAAGAACTGGTCTTGACACTGTAGGGCAGAATATAAAAGATAAAATAATATCTCTTAAAGATACAAAGGCTTTAGCATTAAAGGGTAAAAGAGGTGCAGCTCGTGCGGCGTCAGAAAAGTATTATAATAATGAAATAAAGAAATTAGAATATGAATTTAAAGCTACAGAAAAAGAGAGAATAGGGAAAACTATAACCCTTGGTGACCTACTTAAAGCTAAACAGGAGTTTAACCATAAAGTATATGTTAAGGGTGGCACTATAGATGGTGGTAACCAGCTACAATTAGGTGAGTTAAAGCAGATAAACAGTATAGTAGATGAAACTCTAGATAACCTAGTACCTAAAGAAGCACAGGCATTATATACAGATGCTAAACAAAAGAGTTCTAAGCTATTCGATTTATTCGGTTATGCCCTATCCGGTAAGAATAAAGGTATTAAGACTAATATAGATGGTAAAATACTTAATGCTAATGAAATAGGTGTAATAGAGAAATTTAATAGCGCTCTTATGGTTAATGATAAAGCTGGTGCAGTAGAAGCATTTAAGCAGTATGGTAAAATACTACCTGAGTCTGCAATGAAAGATATAAAGAAAACATATGCTAGTAAGATACTAGGTATAAGTCCTAAACAATTAGTTGATACCTCATCACTATCTAAAGGTTATAATCTTAGTACAACTAAAGTTGATAATGTATTATCAGATATAGTATCCACGCAAGATGGTAGAGAGCTAGCTAAAGAGATATATGGTACTAAGGGTCTTGATAATTTTATAGCTTTACATAAGTTAAATAATTTAATAGGTAAAAATGTAGGTGAGCCAACTACATTTTGGAGAGAGGCTACAAGTGCTTATGATGCATCATTAGCTGGAGTAGCTAAAGGTACTGCAAAGTTACTTAAATCTTTAACTTGGGATGCTTTAACATATCCTGCTAAGAAAGGTACTATTAATGAGTATACTAAAAACCTAACAAGAAATTTACTTACTGAGTTTAAAAAGAGTAAACCTAATGTTCATAAATTACAAGCTATGTTAATAACAGGAGCTTCACTAGGACTTGTTTCAAATAGTAATGCTACTGATTATACAGTATTGCCTGGGGATAACTTGTCTAAAATTGCTAAAAGGCTTAACACAACAGTAAATAGTATTAAGAAAGATAATAACTTAACTACAAATAGTCTTAAGCCTGGGCAACAATTAAAGGTATATTATGAGCCTAAAAAATTAAATACTGGTATAGATATGACAATGGGGGCACCTACTGAATATGAAGTACCTAAGTATATTAAGGATGTTGAAGGCTTTAACAGTAAAGTTAAACTTGTTATGGGGCATCCTACTATAGGTTATGGGTATGACTTAAAGCAAAATAGTAAGTATAAAACTAATGATTTTAAAGCTGCAGGTATTAAAAACTTAAAGTATGGTATAGATGAGCAGCAAGCATCTGTGCTGTACAATAGAGTATCAACTAGGGTAGAGTCTAGTTTAAATAGAGTACTAGAGGATAAATATAATAAATTACCTACTAAAGTTAAAGACCTGGTTTTTATGTTAGCATATAATGGTGATATACAATCTGGTGGTAGACATGGTAAGTTATTAAAATATTTAAAAAGTGGTGGTAATGATTACAATAAGATTAAAGAGTCAGTTATTAATATAGATAAAAAATTATCTAGTAATAGACTAACTAATAGATTAATAAATTATGAAGCTAAATAATATTAGCTTCATAAGTAGAATTGTTGAAGTCTTCTTTCTTTGAAGTTGTCTTATATACTTGTTCACTAATTGCACCTTTAACAAGTATATGGTTAACAGTTAGTGTATTAGAGCCATTAAGATTAACTATTCTATCTCTACGTTGAATAAACTTTGAGCCACTATATCCACTAGACATTATAACAAAATGTTTAAGGTGGCTTAAGTCTACTCCCTCAGCATGCGATGTAGAGCTATATATCTTAGCGTATTTAAACTTCTTTTCTAATATTATACGTTCACCTACAAAGTGGCACATAATTCCAACATCTTCTGTATCTCCAAATGTATTATAGATATAGTCTAGTTTTTCAGTATTGCCTAGCTCTATATAACTATCATTAATCTTAGCTATACCTGATTCCAACATATGCAAACTGGTTCTTAGTTTCATTGTACTATCACAAACTAGGTGGATTGACCCGTCTGCTTCTGGGCAAATAGGGCTATCAATTAAACAATCTTTCCAAATAAGAGCTATATTATCTTTTTGTAACGTATTATATAATCTATTAGTATTAGCATTTAATTCTACATAGTGTAGTTTATCTATAGCCTGTAAACTACTAGGTATGCCAGCCTCTTCTTGGCTCATATAAACTGTAAACTTATTAATTTCATCTAATAGTTCAGGCTTATATCTATCATACTGTGCTATCTCTCTGCCAGCTGCCTTAATAGTATATGGCTTACCATACACCCTAAAGAAGTCATAAAAGTTCTTAAACTTAAATGGGCTAAATTTACTAATGCTCATCTGGTGGTAAATACTATTTGGACTCTCTACTATTGCTGTACCACTAAGGTGTATATGTGGCATATTATAACATAATGACTTTATAGTTTTATATCTACCAGATGGCTTACCTAGCGTACCTAGATTATGTGATTCATCAATTATTACTAGTTGGTAATCACTAGGTTTTAACTTAAGTATTGCTTTACGTTTAGCGTTATCCCACTTACCTACTTGCTCATAGTTTGTAACGTAATATTTATGTTTGAGGTCCATATTTGTAATGAATTTCTCCCACCCTGGTATTGCCATCTTCTTCGTTAAAATCAGAATACTGCTGATATTTGTAGAGCTCTCTGAAATCAAAAGGCTCGTTAGGGTCTTTCCTGTTCTTGGCTTTCCTGCTAAATAAACGTAACCATGCTCTTTTAATATATTCCAACATTGTTCTGCCTTTTCAATTTGGTGTTTATACGGTACTATAGAGCTCATCTTAATAGTCCAAATGTTTCTATTATCCATGATAATAATGCTGCTATACCTAGTAATACTAAAATAGCTATTATTATTATACCTATTATTATATACATAACCTAGTCCTTATCTGGTAATTTTTTATCTATAGCTTCTAACCACTTACGTCTATATTCATCTCGCTCATCCTCTAGTATAACTATTTGTTTACATAGTTTACTTATAGCTTCATTAATAGTACTAAGTGATTGTAAGCTAGCTAATTGTATTAACCCAGTTTCTTTACTCATAGTCCTGCCTCTCTTAATATTTCCTTTACCATGCCTACATCCCAAGCAACCATAGATATACCTCCTCTTTGTTCTATCTGGCTAAGGTTATACTCTTGTAGCTTAGATACATTATTCTTAGACTCTGGTTTTTTAGCCTCTATTGCTATAAATCTACCCTCTATACAACATATAATATCTGGAACTCCTGACTTTGATGCAGATACTACCTTAACAGTATATGCATCATAAGTCTCTTCTAGCATAATTATAATCTTCTTTTGTATCTGTTGCTCAGTCATCGTTAAGTATCTCCTTAATTCTTTTGGTTATTATATCAATAAGTATATAACTATTATTATCTACCTCTTCATTTGATATATCATCATTGGCAGCATATGTCTCAAGCAATTTAAAGCTTAATGGTATGCCTACTTCCCACATACCTACTATAGCTATGGATAGATTATACTTTTTACCTTTATAGTTATTATGTAGACCTTCCCAAGCTGGATATAGCCTTTCAGCATACCTAATAGCCTCTTTAGTATTCTTAAAAGACTTAGCAAGTCTTTTAATTTCTCTCTTGACCTTACGTTTAAGTCGATAAATATTCTTAGTACATTCGTCCATAGTATAAAAGCTAAGGAGTGTATTTATAACATGTAACCTTAAATATTGTTCTTTTGAAGTCATTAGTCTATGTCCTCTTTTGTTTTATCATTACGAATACATACAAAAGTTGGTTGCTGGTATGTATCCATAATCTGCTCATACTCTATTTCTATTACTTTACCTATATAATAACTACTAATATTTAAGCGGTCATTATCATCAAGCCCAGAGCCAACTTGAACTACTCTACCTTTACTATCTTTAAGTACTAAGGCTCCAATTTGTCCAGTATATTTACCTTCACCTTCAGTAACATTAATACATAGTAAATCAGCTGTAGGTCTATACTTAAGTTTAATAGCATGATTAACCCTTTTACCTCTAAAGTAAGGCTGCTCTGGCTCTATTAGCATTACACCCTCCCAACCATCTTTAACTAATTCCTTAGCATAGCCTTGCGCATCTTTACCACTTAGTACTATAGGTTGTATAACTTGTAACTGCTTAGGTAAAGACTTAGATAGTGTATTAAGGTTAAAGTATCTACCTGATGTATCTAGTTCAACTATAGGTATATTATCACTACCAATTACCAGCATATCAAATAATATAATAGTTACTTTATCTTCATCTAATGAACAAGGTAAACCTTTCTTGAAATTAACCCTTTCAGTTGTTATCTTCCCTTGAACCTTAGTTCTTGCACCAAGCCTACCATCTGAGTCATACAGCATCTCACCAATTAAAACCATATTAGTCTTTATATTAGAAAGTGCTTTAGCTATAGTAGGTAGACCAAACTCTTTCCAATCAGATGTAAAGAATCTAGCTTTTCCAGCCTCTATTGAAATAAATACTTGGTTTCCATCATACTTAGTAGATATATAGTATATAGTATTATTAAAACACTCAATAGTTTTTCTGGGTAATTTATCATATGCTTTTCCTTTTTGTGGTTTAAACTGTGTCATCTTTAGCTCCAATTAGTTTTTCTATGCTACTATTAACTAAGGATAAGCCTAATAATATAATTCCTTGCTTATCTCCAAGTAATAAAAATATTATACCAAATATAGTTAGGAATACGCTTACCCAATAAACTTTTATAATATCAAACATTATCAAACTCCATCTTAAGTTGTTCATACTTAGGGTCAGTTGACTTAATAAAGTTTCCATTAGTATTTAAGAAACCCTTACGGTCTTTGATATCTTCATAAGCTACTTCCCAGCATCTCTCAAGTGTAGTGCCATATAGTGCAGCTATATTAGTTAATACTACTAAGCAGTCTCCAATATCATCTTCTATATTAGCACCCTTAGCTATATTATCACATAGTTCACCGACTTCACTAACTAGTTTTAGCCCTTGTGTAGTTAATTTACTATTAGTAAGAATACCTCTATCATGTGACCAACTTAGTGTTAAATCTCTTAACTCTACTAACCCTTTCATTACTTTTCTCCTAATTCATATTTTAGTGACTCTTCTGCAAATGGATGTAGTACTATTTTATCTGCAGCATAAACTCTTATTGCAACTGCTAAACTAGGGTTATAACTCTTCTTATAAGCACTAATCATACTAACGCTCACACCTAGTTTTTCAGCTAACTCTATACTAGTAATCTCCTCTAATTGAGAAGCTACATACTCTTTGATAAATACCATTTATTCCTCCTATTGAATTTATATTATATCATATTAATTATTAAATTTAGTTTAATCTCAAATCTCCGTGAAGGATAAAATTATCTAAGATGATGAAACATCTTAGATAAAATTTTAAACTCCATATATGTGAGATATATGATTATTTTGATTGATTTTATCTTCAAAATAAATTAAAAATGCAATATTAGTGAGAGCATGAGCTAAATGAGGTAACTTACTCTCACTATCGAATTTTTCACCACCACGCCAAGCCTCAAGATGCCTATATAAAGCGTCAATGTATCTAGAAGTATCGTCTGCTTTCTGCCAATTATTAGGCTTATATTTCTTAGCGCCATATGTTAATACCTCAGCTAGCGCTTTAGTAGCCTCTGGTGGTATTAATCCATAACGAAGCTTACCACGATCAAATTTCATGAAGTCTTCTATAATTACTACTTCTAAGTTATGATTTTTAATAGCTTTAGAACAATTTTTACATGGTGGATGCGTTATATATATAGTACTTTCACTAGTTGTAGTAACCTCTAGTTGTTTAAGCGCAGCAATCTCAGCATGTATAACATTAGGCTTAGTATTTCCATCTAAGTCCTCACAATCATCATTATTAGGATGATAGTTATGCCCACGGGCTAATATTTTACCAGTCTTATTAACTATAATAGCCCCTACTTTACGTTTTTGGCAGGGGGACTTTTGTGCCTCTTTTATTGCTTCTTGTTTAAAATCCATAATTCAACCTTTCTATCTTTTACTAAACATTTAAAATTATCTAACCTAAACTCTTTACCGCCTTCAAAGTCTTCTGGACTTCTAGAAACTATTAGTAACTCTGCTTTAGCCAGTTCTATAATAGTTATTGGGACTCTCATTTGTGGAGCTATTGAAGTATAACATAAAGCTTGTAGTGAAGGTGGTAATAATTTATAGCCTTCTTCACTAACCGGATTACTATTTAGCAATCCTGCTAATAGCTCTTTATCAAATTTTGGACGTTTAGGTAATTTACCTTCTGTATCAATGTATTTATTACTCTTTGTTAATAATATAGTTCCTACTACCATACTAAGCCTTTAACTCAAATTTAAGAGGTTTCTCAAAATCTACCTCTGTTCTATTAAGTAGCTCTTTAGCACCTTCTATATGCTCCTCATAAATATGAACATTAGATAAACTAAACATACAACTACCAACTATAGTACCTGTTGCTTCAGCTACATACTGCATGAATAAATCACTTAGTAATATATCACTTGGTAAACCTACCATAGTATCTACTGAGCGTTGAGTCCATGTAAGGTGTAATATATTATTAATTACTGAAAATGTTAGATTGTGCCAGCAACAGTGTAATGATAAAGAATTATCAAAGGCATGCTCATTATTCCATAGACTAATAACATGTCTACGGCTACTTGGGTCTCGCTTAATTTGCCAAATTATATTATCCAATGCTGGGTGTAACTCATTATAATAATCTAAATTAAGCTCACCATTAGTCCCAGCCCAGTCTTTCCAATACATACAACCATTAGCTTCAAATTGACTAACATTAGTTAAAGGTATAGTACTTACTAAGGTTTTAAACTCACCTTTAATACCTTTAACATACATTTTACGTAAGCTTAGTAAAGAGTTATCTTTTCTAAAATCTAATGTAAAACTATAATGAGGTATAATAAGTGTATTGCCATTTCTACCACTCTGTAATTCGCCATTATCTAGTATATATGATATTAATTTTTTATACTTACTATTTAAGCTCATTCATCTCCTCCTTTGTTCTTAATTTAATATATAGATTATTATCTTTATCCTCAGTTAATAATTGCATATCAACTAAATTAAGAGTTAGTATAGCATCTTCCTCTGTTTTACCTTTCATCTTATAGGCTTCAACTACTGCTTTCCAAATCTCACCGTGACTAAACTTACCAGCTATAATCTTCTCAGCAGTCTTAGGTCCTACTCTATTAAGTCCCTCAATACCATCAGTCTTATCACCTGTTAGTGTTTGTATATACCTCCAAGTCATAGCAGTATGCTTAGATACTTCTTGGAAGTGCATGTCTTTACTATATAGGGCTGACTCATAGTAATTAAAATGAGTTCCCTCAATACTATTTAATACATCTTTATCAATTGCTGTGAGTAAGTATTTCTCTGGTTCTTTAAGCTTAGAATAAACAACATAGTCATCAGCTTCCCAGCCTTCATGAATAGTACCTTGATATTTTTCTGCTAAATCTATTTTAAGTTGCCCAAGCCCAGCTGGAGTTCTTCCAGTACGATTAGCCTTATAGTTGGGAGCTATTTTATATCTAAAATTATTCTTACCACTACCTGTAAAGTGTAGCTTAAACTTAGAGCAGCCTGTTTTATCCATAATACGTTGCAGTTTATCTTCTGCTTTACTTAGTGCTAAAGCAGAGTCAGTTACATATACACAGCCATCTTCTTCAACATAGTTTGGGTCATTAACTATAGCATCCCACTCCATTGGCGTATACATGTAATCCGCTAATACTTCTTCCGCAACCTCCGTATTAAGACACACTGTATATGCAATAGTATCAGCATCGATGAGTAGTATCTTATCATTCTTTGGTGGCATAACCATCCCTTGGTCATCTATATCTATTTCAACTAAGCTATCCATAGTTCTTCTCCTTTTTCAACTTCTTTACAAAAATATCCATTATCATTAGTATACTCTAGTTCAATTGGCATTGGTATATCTTTATAATATAACATTGGAACCTTGCATATTTCTTGCCACCCTTTAGCCATTGCATCAACTAATCGTTCTGACCATACTTTTTCCTTACCTTTAGGTACTCTAAGATATGCAGCATCATGGACTACATTGAATATGTACTTTGTAGCCTCTGGATAATCTGAGCATAAATAATGTATAGCTAATTTCATGGTCTCTGCTATACACCCTTGAGTAGCATAGTTAATAGCATCTGTACCTAGCCTTGCTTTATTCCTATGGCCTAATGGTGTACTAACCATATGGGTTTTATAGTTATTCCACCACTTCTTATGATATACACTAATGCCTGTATATTTAGTATTATATTTACTATGGATTTCTTGTGACTCCTCTTCAGTAAATATAACACCATAGTTCACATACGCAAATTCAATAAAGCTCTTCCAACTTTGCCCAAATATCTTACCAAAACTAACTGCTTTACCTTTTTGTCGTAGTCCCTTATCAATCTGCTCTATAGGAACGCCGGAAGCCATAGTTGCTGCAATCTTATGTAAGTCCATATGAGCCTTAAGCTCTTCATACATTGCTTCATCACGCATAATACTTGCTCCAGCTCTTAACTCTGCTGTTGAATAGTCAGCATGGATTACCACTGTATTTTCAGTATTAGTATTAAAAATATACTGTAGGTCTCTTGGAATTTGTTGAGCATTAATACCGTAGTCTAGGTCACCGCCAGTTGAAGTAAACCTACCAGTCGCTGCTCCAGCAACATTAAAACGAGTGTATACCATAGTAGCATTATAACTATTTAACATAGTTCTACGCTTTAATAGTCGCCGCTGTTTATAAACTAGTTCTGCTAATCTACTACCTTGTGCAATTAATTTAATTAGTACTTCCTTAGAGCTACTATCGGTACCAAGAGCCTCTTTAACTTGCTTAGGCGAGTTAGGATTAAGTCCATCTAATTCAATATAGTTAGATTCTATTTCATCTTCAATAGCATCTAGTTCTTTACGGACTGCTGCTCTATCAGGGATTAATCCATTTTGCTGATACTCTATAGCATATTTCATACTAAGTATATCTACTTTATATGCTAAGACTTCTCTAGCTTTTTGTATCTTCTCATCTTTCCAAATAAGTGATAGAGCATATACATCAGTTGCACTATATCTTAGTTGGTCTTTGCTAAGGTATGCACCTCTAACAAAACCCATCTTCTGTAATTTCTTTTTATCTAAGCTATCATATAAATGGCTATAGCCTAGCATCTTAACTATATTATCTAATGTAAAATTCTGCCACTCTGGATAAGCTATTCTAGCTAGATATAGAGTATCATCAAATTTCTCTGTAGTCATATTAAGAGTGCCAAAATCGTATGAAGCACCTTGCCATACCGTATGAAATGGTTTTAGCCATTGCTTAACTTCTTCTAGGCCTACATAGTCACAGTCAATTATATATATTAACTCACTAGTCTCTGGTTGATATACCTGTACTAGTCTAGTATTAATATATAATCCTTGTGTCTCAATATCACTAAATATTTCATAATCTATGGAGAATTGTGGAAGCTCTGTTAAGTCTCTAATTTGTTTATACTGTATCATCTCAGTTTCCTTTAATTTAGTTGTATCTCAGATTAATGAGAAATAATAAGGCCATATAAGTGGCCTTATTTTAAAGCTTAGGACCTTCTTGAGTTTCCTCAGTTGGGATAGCACTAACTGCATCACCTAAATCAATGTCTTCACCATCAATTTCTTCGGCCTCAACTTCATTACCCTCATACTTAACTAGTTTTGCTAGTTGAATAGCTGTAAGGTATAAAGTTACTTTATGAGTACCACCAACATTATTAGCAACACAAGAACCATGAACTATACCAGTTGAACCGTTACCAATTGACCAAGATGCATTTGTCACAGCAGCTGTAATGTCATTACCTTTATGGTCATAAACTTTAACTATTTGTGGATTACCATCTGGCCACTTAGTATTTGTTTTGAATGTTGCAATAACATTACCTGTAGGTATCTTTTTAACCTCTTCAGTTGCTGGGTCAATTTCACCGTTAGGGTCTTTAGCCATTTCATCTTTGATACCATTAGTCTTTGGAAGACCTTTAACACCAAATTTTTCTTTATAAGTTTTCCACTCTGCATCAATTTGCTCAAGTAAGAATTTATGTTCCGGACTATCTTTTTTCATTACAGCACTAACTACATATTGCATACGGGGTGCTTCACCTGGCATTGCTTGATTACGACCTTCACCGTCAATAAATACATACTTTAATTCTGCTACTTTTGTTTTACACTTTGCCATCTTTGGCTCCTTTGTTTTAGTTGTTCTTAAATGTTTTAGAATTGTCTTGACAAATCACACTAAGCCCTTATGACTTAAGTAGCACCTCTGGAAATACCTTTAGTGTTTGAGGTGCTACTTAAGTCATCTCCCGAAGGAGAAGCGCTTGACTACTCAGAGTCTTTTAAAAGACCTACTGAAGAGTAATCAGGTTTTTTAGCTTTAATAGCTTCAAGAGCTTCTTTAGCTTTATCTGGAGTTAAGTCACCGGAAAGTACATCTGCCATAACTGCTTTTTCAGAAGCTTGTTGAGCTTTTATGAATTGTTTACGAACAGATTCTGCTTGACGGGAAAGCCTTTTAAGATGTGAGCCATCGAGTGCAACAATACCTTTACCTTCAGCTTTTTCTTCGTAAAAGTACTCTTTAGTTGCAGGTAACCATTTACCGCTAACTGAACATTGAATTTCAGTGATTTTACCATTTGCATCTTTACGAGTTACCTCATCAAGGTTAACTGTCATACCTGCTGTTTTAGGCGCTAAGTTGTCTGCAAGAATAGCTTGTAACTTCTCATTAAATGGTGCTGGTGTTTTAAACTGAGTGCATAATGCCTCTACTGCTTTTGATGTTGTTTCAAATACTTCTTTTTTTGTTGCCATTGTTTATCCTTTAAGTGTGCTTAGGCTGCACGAATTTAGTAGACTCTTTACGGCGGTTCATTTCCGATTAAGAAGATTTTATATCCTCTTAATTGATAATATAATTATAACGTATTAATTATTAAACGAAGATTAAATGTATATCTCCAATATGGATATTTATTTTATATATAGATAATATGTCTTGCACGAGAAATTGAGACGTATAACATACGTGCATAAGCGATATAATATGTATTATTTAAAATAGATTTTTGAATATCTTTCTTATCTATAAATACAGTATCCCATTCATTACCTTGACTCTTATGTACTGTACTAGCGAAACTATAGTCCATAATATATGCTCTACCTAAAGCATATACATCTTTAAAGTACTTTTTATCTTGGATAGCTTTCTCTTTAGCCTGTTTAATTACTTGGTTTGCTTTACCTATGCCTACTATTACTGGGTATATTTTATTATTTGAGCTAATAAACTGAATATTTTTATTGGCTATAAGTGCATTTAAGGATGCCTCTAAGAACTTCTTATTAATCTGGTTATTCTGTAGTATCAATATACCTGATTCTCTCCAAACCAATAAATCCTCTAAACAAGGCTTTATAAATTCATCACATACTATAGTATCTAGCATATTCCCTAGCTGAACCTCTTGACCTATATAAGATTTTATACCTAGCTGCTTGGCTATTTTCTGGTTCCATTCTCCAACAGCTTTATTTGTATATGCTAGTAATCTATCATCTTGCTTAAATTTACTAATATCAAAAGGTCTAACATTTTCTGAGTATGGTGTCGATAAGTCTGAGGTATTAGTCCCTTTCATATAATTAACCATCTTAGTAAACAGCGCTACTATGTCTGGACTCTCTGAGCGGTATTGAGTAGTTAATTCTACTGTTGTAGTAGGGTCTGTTTGTATTTGTTGTCCTTTAACTGGTAATAGTTGATAAGGATCACCAAAGCAGTGTATTTCTACATCTAACTCTTCAGTGTCTGAGAATACTGAGTATTCCTCCACTTTACCTACTATATCTAAGAACATCTCTTCAGACATCATACCCATTTCATCAATAACTATATGTGTGTACTCACCTAGTGGCTTATCTAGCTTAGCTGTAGAGTCTATATGGTTAATATGCTCAGCATTCTCATTTATAGTAGGTATCCACCCAAGCAATGAATGTATAGTTTTAACCTCTATATTACTTGTTAGATGCTGCTGTAGCCTGTGTAGTGCTTTGTGTGTAGGTGCTATAACAATACTTGTTTCTGGTGGTAATGACTTAGCCTTTTTAATAAGCTCAGTTGACTTACCTGTACCAGCCATACCTATAGTATAATTTATCTTAAGCATTTTATTAACTCCTTATCACTATTCTTTAGTGTACTATGTTTTAAACACTCATCTATATTAAAGTGTAGTATAGATGCTATATTGGTTATAGTTTTACCGCCTCTAACTGATACATAAGTGCCCATTTTATAAACACCTAGATTTCTACGCTTAAGTCTCTCAACTAGTGCTAATCTTTGTTTAATAGGCAAATCTATATTTTGAGCTGTAAATTCTTTTTTTCTATTACTTTTATTATCCATCTTGTGAACCTCCAAAATTCCCATAGCTTTTCAGGTATCTTATATTGCAACAATGTCCTATCCATATATGCTGTTGAGAATAACACGGCATCAATCCATACAGTCCAACTAGACGGTGTACCTCCTAGGTACTTAGAAAGTACCCTAGCAAGCTTAAACTGGCTAGCACCATCTATTAGTAAGTAATAGTTATCCGTCGCCTCTAACCAGACTCTATGGTGGAATTCTCTTCTTCTCTTTAAAGCACTGTGATTAACATATACTGTACCGCTAAACTTTTTTATGTGTTCAGTCTTTGTTGTGTTACTACAAGCATAAACAGCATCATTAGACAGATTATACATTTCCACAAAATCTTTTGCCTTAACCCAACCTTGTTGAACTAAATGTGTGTGTGTCATTGTTTAGTCTTCATACACTTCCCGTGCTTTATACGATATTCACTTTCTAAATTCCATAAAACCTCATAGACATCTTTCCATTCCCTAGTTAATTTTGATTTAACTTGAAATTTTATATCTGGGTCATAAATTTGTAGCTTTCTTAATTCAGTGTGTTTATCGTCAACCCTTCCTTGCCCTGCATCAATCCATCTTGTAAATTCTTCATTTGTCATTTCAATACCCTAGGTATATTTTTAAATCATCTTCCATCTCGTCTATAAGTTGTTGAGCAGACTCTCTAGACTCTAAATAATACCAAGACGGGTAGTATTTTAGGGATTCTAAAAAGTCTATGTGTAGCTCTTTTGTTTGTGTATTTAATACAATATAATAGTTTATTGAACCAATTACAAATCCTCTATTTTTATTCCCATTTAGTTCCCAAATACGTTTTTTAAGTCTGTAGGATGCTTTTTCCCATTCTGAGAACTTCTTAGCTTCCTCTCTTGTCCTAAACAATCTCCCTTGATTTTTTACATTGTTGTCGTATATACTATTCCCATAACTTATGGAGTATATTTCTCCCTCTATACTAACTTCATTCCATAAATCATTTTTCTTGGGCTCAAAAGTTTCTGGTTCTTTAACTTCTCTCCAATGTGAATATCTCCATAGTTCCTCCATAGGAATGCTACGCCCAGCACCATTAAATCTAAAAGGAGATTCTCCTGTATCCAAATAATTTTCATCGTAATAACAATAGTCTGTGTCTGGGTATACTAACTCATCGCTTGTCATTTTCTTTCCAGCCATCAAGGCTTCTATTAATTCTCTTTTTGTCATTTTTCTTATCCTTTATATATATTTATCTAGTTTGTGTGTCAGCCAGCTCTAATTCTTTAGATATTTGATACATTACAACTCCTTAAACACATCTAGTGGTGACATTTCATGCCCATACTTTGATAGCCAATCTGAGGCTTCTTTAAACTTATTATAAGCTTCTTCTAGCTCAAAATTATTAAAGGCTTTCTCAATAGCATAGTCAAAGTCAGTTCTTAACATATGCTCTTCTAGCTCTTCACGTCTAGCTTCTGCTAACATATCTTGTATCATTTCTTTATTTCCTTCTTTTGATATATATAATTATAACGAATAATATATTAAAATCTTATTAAATTCCTAGATTTATAAATTAATCCTCTAATTATGAGAGGTCTTCTATTTCCTTAGGTGCATTTAATATGGTTATATATTTATACTTCCCTGAGTCAAATATTACCCTTTTGTTATTATTAGTTCTGGCTACTATATTATCTATTGTCTTAGCTAGTATATACGAAGCACCTGAAGCCTTTAACTTATCCTGTAAGCTCTTAGCATTAACTAGGTAGTTATTAGACTTGTCATATTTATACTCTATATCTTGTGGAGAGAGCTGGAACATCTCTAATACCTTACTATATGTTGAGTATCTCTGGTCTTTATATAGTAGGTTAGAAGCTGTATCTGATTTATCTGAAGTGGCCTCAATATACGTTAGATATGACTGAGAGTGCTGTCGTGAATAGGCACTACTATACTCTTCCCTTGTTACTGTTATAGTACACTCATTCCCTAACCAGTAGTAAAAATCAAGCAGTGAAGCCTCAGACATAAGCGCATCAAGGTCACTCTTGTCATAGTTACCACCTCTAAGTTTTTCTAGTGGCATCGGCATATATACTGTATGTATCCTACGTGATGAGTTTATATCAGTGTGTAGTTTAGCCCATGAATTCCCAGTAACCCATATTTTTATTATACTCTGTACTGTTGTGGCTGTCTGCTGCATCCCTCTATACGTTACTATACCGTTAGACCCTGATATTGTTTTAAGTCTCTCTAGCATATCATCTTGCTCTGAAAATCTCCATTCCCCAACCTCTGAAAATATTACATTCTCTTTAGTTTGCCAGTTTGAGTGTTTATCTTTCATTAAAGTATAGTCTAAGCTTTGTGCTGGCTCTGAGAATCCTTTAGTCATTATATTTATTGAGAGGTCTTTCCCTGTACCTTCCTCACCAACTATGTGTGTTACCACTGGTGTATACTCAAATGTAGAATATCTATATTTCATAGCACCTATAAGATACTCATACTCATCACCCCACATATATTGTAATAACTCTATAAACCTATATGGTGTAGAGTATGTACTAGGTTTAGCGCCATTAAATGCCTGTAGGTAACGGTTATGAATTGCTATATTAAACTTATTACCATGATAACCATAGTCCTTAGAATAGTCAGCATAGGTAGTTACTGTCTTAATTTTAGTGGTATCCCTACGTAGTTGCTCTGGCCGCACTCTAGTTATCTTCTCCATTAACTCTATATATACAGATTTGTTCTTTAAGTGGTATAGTATCTGCTGTGCCTTACTATCTTTATAACTCACTAAATACTCTCCAGTTGATGAATCGTAAAATACTTCTATAGGTGTTTTAATCTCCTTATGTGTTACAGTATATGTCACTTGCTTAGTTACTGCATCTAGATCATATCTCCATAGTCCATTAGTGTTACTTAGCATCCTCTGTATATGCTCTGAGTGTAACTCTGCCTGAGTTTTCCTACCTGTATACTGGTTATATTTCTCCATGGTCGCTATATAGTCTTCATGATTAATTGTTAAGTCTGATGCTAGACGAGTACTTAGTCGCTTATATACCTCGTTAGATTGCTGTGGTGGTATAGGGTCTGGTAAGCTGTAGAATTCATTAAACTGGTGTTGTGTAATTAAGTTCGCTAAGTATTCCTTAACTAGTGTGGCTGCATTGTCAGAGTTCCTCTCTAATGGCGATAGTGCTATCGCCCTAGCATTCTTTGGTAGTGAATTAATAACTATATTCGATATTAAAGTGTTAATAGCAGTGTTATATTTAGTTAGTGTGTAGGCATCATTGTGGTATAGTATTTCCTTACCAGTTTCTGCCAGTGTAGGTGCAATAACATTATGAGTTGGTCCGCTTAATATGTCTAATGTCGATTGCTTAGTATGTTGTGCTGGCAGTTGGATACTAGTGTCCTCTAAGTAATAGAAGTGTCCACCTTTCCTTAAGCTCTTAACTATATATGCACATTGGTATTGTGCTTGTAGTTGTGAATTGTATCTTAGTGCCTCCTCAAAACTCTCATCTGTATCAAAGTCTATTATAGTGAGGTTTGTAGTCGGTACTATATACACTGTGTCTAGAGTAGCTAGTTTGTCAAGGGTGGTAGTCTCTTGATTGTTTTGGTCACCCCACTTTATTTTACGGTAGTAGTTACTAAGTTGTTTCTTGGTTTCTGGTGTTACCTTAAAGTCCTTAGGTGTGTTGAGCGATACTATTTGTATACTAGTGGGCATTAGTAGCATTAGTAGCCTCCTCACGTGAGGCAATTGCCAGTATTAGAGGTTTAACTATTGAAAATGAGGTAGAGTGTTTGAAGCCTATTTTCTTAGATACTATGTGGTGCTTGTACTCTTTAATATCCATAGCTATTTCTGGTGCAAATGATACTATACGTTCCCAATAAAGTGGGTCCTTGTTTGTTTTGATATATTCTATCCATTGCTCATAATTCATAATATTCCTTTTTATTTGTTGATATTATATCATATTATTTATTAAAAATATATTAAAATTTTTTATTAATTCAAAAACTTATTTTAGTTTGCTGGTCTTATTAGTCTTATTGATGTGTTGGATTGTCTTATTTGTCTTATTTGTCTTATTTGTCTTATTGTGGTTTAGCTGTGCTCCAATTGGACAACTTGGGGACGAATAAGACAAAAGACAGAAGACGGAGGCTCTTTATGTAAGGGAATGTGATTCAACTGCGCAGTCCTGTTCAGCTTATTAGTCTTTTGCGTCTTTTACGTCTTTTTATATATTTTATATTGTCTTATTTGTCTTATTTGTCTTATTTGTCTTATTATATTTATTTATAATTAAAATAGATAATAAAATAAAACAAAATAGAACAGCAACTATAGTTCAATAGCACCTCGCTGTATTCTGCTTAGTTCTACAAACATGCTATCGTCTAGCTTTGACACTCGTACGCATTTAGTTAGCAAATCATTAACATCAATAGCATTAATAGGCACTTCCAGCTTATATTGCTTATTATTTATTAGTCTACTACAATATACCATAGTAGCCTCCATAGTTATAGTTGTGGTTTTATATTTCACTGTCATGGCTAAACTCCTTATATAGTTCTAAGGTACTATAGTTAGTTACAAAAGTATAATCCTTAGTATTAATATGATACAAATAGTATCTATAAGACCCTCCGAAGAGAGTCATAAGAAACTACTCACCTCTGAAGACTAACCAATCCTGCTCATAGTCATAAGTCTCTGGATTATTGAGAGAGCCTTTAAGAGCCTTTGCCTCTTTAGCAAGTTCCTGAGCTTTTTCAAAGTCACCGTTAGCCATTGCCTCAACGGCTTTAGAGTCAAGTTTTTTGATTTGGCTGTTTATTTTATTCCATTTAGATATTGAAGCTTTACAATACCCTTTCGATTTGTCCTTAGATATAACCATATCTTCTTGAGGTTCATACCGTTGATGGAATCGGCAATAGTAGTGCATTATCCCATCAATCTCTTTTGGTGGATTCATTGCATTTCCACCACTCTTTGGTCTTAAATTAGTATCTAATATATTAGATAGTTTTTCTTTAAATGCTTTTGACAATTTTGGCTGCGACTCTAGTAGTTCGAGCACTTCTACACTCACTTTGTTATATAATTCTGTTTTAGTCATAATAGACTCCTATTTGGTTAATTTGACACTATAAACTAGTATCTATAGAACGGCTCGAGAGTCGCTCTAAGATATAGTTACATATAATTTATTTTCACTATAAGTACAATTAAAACCTTGTAATATTCTATATATATCAAAGTAATAACTATCAGCTTTATTAGGTTTTATAACTATGGTTAACACTATAGTATCTTCTATAGTTATATAACTATATATAACACGGTCGTCTACAATTAAGTCACTTACATTTAGTTTTTTCATCTTCTATCCTTTATTTTTATATTATAATTATATCATAAGAAAGATTAGTTTAAGATTAAATTGAAAAGAAACTTTCTAATTAATTTAATCTGCTATTCTCTCTCTTTTGATACTTATATTATATGCTTTTTAATATTAAAACCAGATTAAATAGAACTTAAATCTATATTAAATTTTTATATTAATATTAATATCATATTAGATTTTAATATTAATTACGTTATACGCATGCGCGCCGCGCGATTATATGAGACACATGCGTATAACGTAATAAAGATTAAACTACGCTTAAATTTATTAGCTAGTTTTAAAATTTATTATAATTTAATATTATGGTCTGGCCCCCCCCCCATAGACGGTCTGGCTTTATAATTATAATAATACAAAA